TTCTACGACGAGATCACGCAGCAGTATCGCTATGTCGTTTCGACGCTCGGCAACCTGAAGTTCAAGTCGCCGCGCAACTTCTTCAAGCTCACCACTCTCGCCTGAGAAAGGACGTAACTAAACATGGGGCTTATGTGTGATCCTCCGTTCGGGCTTGGTCAGACCCTTGGTGTGACCACTACGAACGACAGTCTGGTTGGTATCTCTGGAACGTACGGCGACAACTGGGTCGGCGCGACGAAGGAGTTCACGGATGTGAATCCCGTCACCGGCAAGGTCCGCAGCAATCGCCGCAAGGTGTGCATCGCGGTTCGCAACACTTCTTCGGTGGCCCTGCTGCCGAAGCGGGTGGTGAGCTTTGCGGCCGGTTCGTTTACGGTAACGGACGGCTACGCCAACACCGCGAATGCCGAGGTGGTCGGTGTGGTTGACGAGTACCTCCCCGCCTCTGGCGTGGCGGTGAACGATGTGTTCTGGGTGACGGTTGATGGTCCGACCGAGGTGTCGGTGGCTCTGAGCGGTACGAACGTGGCTGTGGGCGATCGGCTGGGCGTCGTCACTGCCGCCGCGTCTACGTCTACCACTGCCGGTCGCGTGGGGCCGCTGAGCGTGACGGGTGCCAGCACGGCTTCCGTGGACCACACCATCCCGCTGGGATACATCGGACGGGCGTGCAGCACCGGCGCAACGACCGGCGCTGCCGTCTTGGCGGTGGTCAGGACTCGCGCCTAGTGAATGCCCTTCGGGGCTATCGGGGGAGGGGGCGGGTCTTGATGGCCCGCCCCCTTTTCTCGTAATGGAGGATCTATGGACGATGTCGCGATCCAGAATCTGGAATTTCTGCGCCGGCTGATTGCCGAGACGCGCGAGCCGACCATCGCTGATGCGGTACGGCTTCGCATGCTCCAGGACAATTCCATGGGTACTGGTCAGGTCGAAGACCGAACGGGGAACAGCTAATGGCAGTGCGTTATCCGCGGCGGGTAAGCAACAGCGTTCAGACACCGACGGCCGCCGCCCGGGCTCCAAGCGCCCCCGGCTCCCAGCCGCAGGGCGCGCAGGCCGCCCCCAATCTCAGCGTCTACTCAAACCCGTCGCAGGCCGGCAGCGCCAGCACCTCGCCGCGAATGGACCCAAGCCGCCTGTCGGCCTATTCGCCTACGACACAGTACGACGGTCGTTGGCAGGAGAGTACGAGACGGTTGCAGCAACTGGACCCGTCCGGCAGCCGTTACGCCGCATACAGGCCATACGCTGGCGCGGGCGCGGCCGGCGATCAGTGGGCAGCAGACCAAGTCATCGCCCCAACGGACCCGCGGTGGATGGGAAGCTCAACCGGCGACGGCGACCAGCGCGTGCGAGAGAACCGCTATCAGCGCCCTGCCCCGCAGCCAGTCACGCTCCCTGGCTATCAAGAGTCCGGTGCGCCGGGCGGCCCGATGGCATACGGAGGTCAGTCAAACGTCGGCAACTACGGCAACATGCCGCCATCACAGCGCCCGCAGCCGTTCACTGCGCAGTACCAGAACTTTGACGGCAGCGTCTCCGACACGCCGAACTACGCCCAGCGGGATGCCTTCATCCAGAACATCAACGACGCCATGACCCCGTACTACACGGGGCAGGCCACGGGCGTTCCGCAGTTCGACCTGCAGAGCATGTGGGGCAAGGCCGGCGACATGGTGAACCAGGGCTGGCAGAATCCATTTGCCATGCAGCAGCCCTCGCCGCCGGGGGCGTACTATCGCCAGCCGTCATCTGGATCATACGCTCGGCCGGACGCAAGCCCGCTCACATGGACAGATCAGCAGTGGGCCGAATACGACGCAAACCCCAGCCCGTTCGCAGACTCAGGCGGCTATTTCCGCAAGGACGGCAAGGTGATGCGCTCGTATGGTTTGGGTGGCTATGAAGAACTTCTCCCTGGCGCGGAGCGTGACGCCAACGGAAACTGGAACAACCCAAGTCCAGCGAGGCTGAGCGTTCAAGACGCGCCATCGGACACATACATTCAACCGCCGGGAAGTCCTCGCGCAGCGGACGGCGGCTTTGACCCTCTGTATGGCTACGGCTCAACGGAAGGCTGGCTGGCGCACGGAGCGCCCAAGTCATATCGCCCGGGGCAAGCCCAACCCATCCCGCCGCAGGACAGCGGCACTCCATATAGAAGCCAGCCGATTCTTACCGCCGGCCTTCTTGGCTGGGATGTGAACCCGCGCAATCCGAATGCGAGGCCGTACACACCGCCCACGCCGCCACTGCGCCCAGATGGGTCGCCTATATACGTTTACTGATTGACCGGCGAACTGTAAGCCTGTACACTAGCCTTCCCCCGAGGGTGCATCATGGAACAGAAGTTCAACGTCGGTTTCTGCACGTTCTCGTACGGCGGCAACGGCGGCATCTCGTCTGAGGTTCCCGACATCCGGGAATGGATGACGCCTCTCATCAAAGAGATCGCCCAAGATTCGCGAATCGCGAACGTCAAGATTTGGAATCTTGCCGACACGCCGATCACCATGACCCGCAACCGCTCGGTCCTCATGGCCCGGGAGTATGGGTGCGACGTTCTGGTCATGGTGGACTCCGACATGAAGCCGGACCTCTATGCCGGCCAGCCGGACGCCAAGCCGTTCTTTCAGTCCTCGTTCGACTTCCTGGTGAACCACTATCCCGATGGGCCTGTGGTCGTCGGCGCTCCCTATTGCGGCCCGCCGCCCGTGGAGTGCGTCTACGTCTTCCGTTGGCAGTCCCAGCAGTCCGAACACGCCGGGCCGGACTTCCAGTTGGAGATGTACGACAGGAACACCGGGGCAAAGATGGCCGGCATCCAGGAGTGCGCTGCCCTTCCGACCGGGCTGATCATGTACGACATGCGCGCATTTGAGATCACCGAACCCAAGACGGCCGACGACAAGCCGTGGTTCTACTATGAGTGGAACGACCGCTATGCGGCTCACAAGTCCTCCACAGAGGATGTGACGATGACCCGCGACCTGTCCCTCGCTGGCGCGCGTGTGCTGGGCTACAACCCGGTCTTCTGCAACTGGGATGCCTGGGCTGGGCACTGGAAGCCCAAGTGCGTTGGCAAGCCTGTGGTGGTCGCCGCTAAGGACATCAGCAAAAAGCTGATCCAGTACGCGCAGTCCGACTTCGACCCGTCCGTAAAGCTCGTCACCCTCAACAGCGACTGGAAGGTTAAGCCTTCCGCACCCCTCGTCCGTAGTGGCTGAAGTCCGCATCTGCACTGAGTGCGGCGGGCGATACCCGCTCACCAAGGATCACTGGCACAGAAGCAAGGACGGGTGGCACGCCAAGTGCAGGGAGTGCCGCAATAAGTCAGAGAAGCGTGGGCGAGACAAGGTCCGCTCCAAGAAACTGGGGGAGATTGAGAAGGGCGCGGTTGATCTGTTCATCTCTGCCGCGCGAGTCGGCGGGGCGAACATCCCGCACTCCTCAGAGTTGCTGGAAGTCCTCATGCGCTACTTCGGTGGCGTTGAGGGATTCTCCCGGGCGTTCATCAAGCAGTTCTTTGATGCGCCGGCCGGCGGGGCGTTCCGCACCAAGCAGTTGGACAGCGTCCTGCGGCTCATCGTCAGCAACACCGCCATGGGCGGGTCGAAGAAGCCGTTGGACTTGATGACCGAGGAAGAGCTAGAGGCGCAGTACAGGCGAGACGTTCTCGCCGCCGCCATGGCCTACCAGGGACAGAAGATCGCGTTGGAGCAGAAGCATGCGTTGCCAGAAGTGCAGGTGGTTCAACTTGGACACGCAGGCGAAGGACCGGGGGGAGTGCCGCCGGTTCCCGCCCCAGATGGGCGAGATGAACAAGGGTGAGTGGAAGTACACGGCTGGGTATCGGTTCCCGCTGGTGTTCACCACCTGGAACTGCGGCGAGTGGACCGAGATGACCGCGAAGCAGAAGAATGCGCAAGCATCCGCAGATTCCGATACCGACGCCACCTGAAGGCCCGGAGGCCACGCCGCTCACGCAGCATGCACTGACGCAACTGCGCGAGGTCCAGGCTGAGCTTGCGGAACGCCGGCTAGAGGCCCTGCGTCTCTACCGCCCCATGCCCCACCAGGAGGAGTTCCACTCCTGCATGGCGAGCGAGCGCATCGTTATCGGTGGCAATCGATGCTTGGCTGGCGAGCAGAAGTTGGTCGATCCAGAAACTGGCGACTCGCGCCGCATCGACTCTATCGGCAGTCCTTTCAAAGTCGCCTCCATGGTAAACGGCAAGCAAGCCATATACACAGCCACCGCTCCGTTCATTAAAGGAATGGCCCGCCTATACGCCGTAGACATGTCGAACGGCCAGCAGTTGCGGTCAACGCTGGAGCATCGCGTCCTGTGCGACAGCGGGTGGGAGAGCGTGGAGCAAGCGTGGCAAAGCAAGATCCCCTTGAAGTCCGCAACAGGAGAGTCGGTTCTTATTGAGCGCGTTGAGTACCTGCGCACTGACTACTACTGGGACATCACCGTTCCTGGGGCGCACAACTATCTCGCCGCCGGGGTGTTCTCGCACAACAGCGGCAAGAGCCTGTCTACATTCGTTGAAGACGCTCGCGCCGCCACGGGCCAAGACCCGCACAACAAATACCCGAAGGAGAACGGCCACCTTGTTGTGATTGGCAGAAATTGGCCGCATGTGGGTCTTGTGATAGTGCCCATGCTCTTCCGCGCCGGGGCGTTCAAGATCATCCGAGATCCGGTGACCAATCTGTGGCGCGCGTTTGATCCATCGAAGGACGACCTTGCTCTTGCCAAGCCGGCACCGCCTCTCATACCGCCCCGGTACATCAAAGACATGTCCTGGGTGCTGAAAAACGCCGGCTACCTCAATAAGGCCGAACTGATCAACGGCTGGACGATCCATTGCTTTTCCTCTGAGGGCGAGCCTCCGCAGGGCTTCCAAGCAGACCTCGTCCACATTGACGAGGACATCAACAACGAGCGATGGGTCGGTGAAATGCAGGCCCGCCTCGCTGACCGCAAGGGTCGCTTCGTCTGGTCCGCTATGCCGCACTCTAAGAACGACGCCTTGCTTGGGCTGTCGGAGCGGGCAGACAAGGCTGCCGAAGATGGCGTTGCCGAACCGATCATCAAGAAGTTCACGTTCCGGTTTTTAGATAACGCCCACATCGACAACGAGGAGAAGAAGAAGAACATTGAGCGGTGGTCGGCCCTTGGGATCGAAGAGGTCCGCATGCGGGCCGAGGGCGAGTTCACCACCGAATCCACGCTCATGTACCCGACGTTCAATACGTCGGTCCACATCTATTCCCGGGACAACCTCCCGGGCGGCTTAGTGCCACCGGACTGGACCCGGTATGTGGCGATCGACCCAGGCCATGCCGTGATGGCCGCGGTCTTTGGGGCCGTCCCGCCGGACGAGAAGTTCCTGCTGATCTACGACGAACTGTACATCCGCCAGTGCAACGCGCTCATCTTCGGTGAGCAGTTTGCCCCCAAGGCGCAGGAGCAGCACTTCTACAACTTCATCATGGACATGCACGGCGGCATGCTGCGTGACCTTGGCTCCGGTCGCCTGCCGCATGAGTTGTACAGCGAGGAACTCAGGAAGCGCGGCATCCGCTCGCAGATCAGCGGGCACAGCTTTACGCCTGGGTCCGACGACATCCCGGCCCGGACGGCGATGGTCCGGCAGATGCTGCACATCCGCGGAGACGGCTCCACCAAGCTGAAGGTTCTGGAAGGCTCCTGCCCCAACCTTCTCCGTGAGATCAAGCGCTACCGCAAGAAGACTACGACGGTGAACGGACAGACGTACGTCACCGACGAACCGCAGACCAGAGGTGATATCCACGCGGTGCAGTGCGCCGAATACCTCTGCGCCTATGAACCGAAGTACCACCCGCCACCCAAGAGCTTTGGCCCAGAGCCTTGGTGGGTGAAGTGGCTTGCCGACAAGAAACGTCGCAATGGGGGTGATGACCCCTGCATCATCCTTGGGCCAATGGGAAATAGACCATGAGCGACTTCAAGATGCCGACCGCGGAACTGGGTGAGTTTGTCCTGTACTACCGCCATGAGGGTGCCGATCCGATCCCGGCCCTGGTGACGCACGTTTCCTCCCGGACCCTGACGCTCTGGGCTATTGCCCCGGGCTACGGCGGGAACGAGAAGCCCAGCGTCCACCACACCACGGACCCCGGGGTCAACGAGTTCCCGGCCTGGAAGGAGTACGGGTTCTGGGCGCACAAGCCGGCCAACCCAAAGCTCGCCATTCTCTCGGAGAAAGTGGCGCTTTTGGAGAAGAAGATTGCCGACCTGGAAGGCCGAAAGCCCAAGTGAGGCACTTACTCATAGGAGTATTTCATGCCTCAAGATAGCCCTCTGCTGCCGATTGTGACCCGGTGGCTGAACTGCATCAAGCAAGCGGAACGGCACAAGAGGCCCTTCCAGGCCGACGCCGACGAGGCGATGCAGTTCTTTGCCGGCGACCCGGACTTCATGTGGCGTGACAAGTACGCCCGTGGGGAGCGGGGCTACAACAAGGGCATGAACCCGCCTGCGTTCCGAATGCAGGTCAACCGCGTCTGGGAGGCGGTGCGGCTGTTCACGGCGGTGATTCACCACCGGAACCCCAATCGGACGGTCACGCCCAAGGACTATCCGATCATCGGCCCGGCGCTCTTGGGGATTCAGCCCCAGCCGCCGGTGCCAATGATGGGGCCAAACGGTCCTGTGATGGGGCCTGACGGCCAGCCGGTGATGGCTCCCGATCCCGGCATGCAGATGTATCAGCAGGGCCTCATGCAGCAGAAGGCGATGCTGGACCGCCGCAAGGTTGTCTCGGAGTTGCTGGAGGACTACCTCAACTACACGCCCAACGAACTGGACCTCAAGCGTCATTCCCGCAAGGTGGTGGAAGAGGCGTTCATCAAGGGCGCGGGCGTGTGGTGGCATGAGCTTTACCAGCCGCCCGGTTCGACCGTGAAGATGGCCGGCAGTTTCTACGACAGCATCGACAACCTGTTGTGGGATCCTGACGCGGACGAATTTGACGACATCCGCTGGGCGGCACGCAAGCGCGTCCAGCCGATCGATGAGGTGGCGGCCAAGTTCGGCATCGACCGCAACGACCTCAAGGGCAACATTGAAAGTTACCAGTCCCGCACAGAGCAAGGCGACCGCGGCTACGAGTACCGCAAAAAGCTCGGCCAGACGAACGACCTCATCTGCTACTGGGAGATCTACTCCAAGACCGGATTCGGTGACCGGCTCAAGGACGGCGACCAAGACCTGCGCGGCAAGTTCGATGCCCTTGGTGCCAACTGCTACATCGTTGTGGCCGAGGGCGTTGAGTACCCGCTCAACTGCCCTCCCTCCATGCTCCAAGAGGAAGTGGACGAGACTGGCATCCCGCAGCAATTGTTCATGGCGGCCCAGTGGCCGATCCCGTTCTGGGCTGAGCCGAACGGGTGGCCCTTTACGCTGCTGGCGTGGCATGGGAAGCCGGGATACTCTTGGCCCATCTCTCTGATACGCCCAGGTATCGGAGAACTCAGATTCATTAATTGGGCGATGTCGTTCCTTGCGACTCGCATCGCCACTGCATCGCAGACGCTGATCGGCGTGGCGAAGTCTGCGGACCCGGATCTGAAGGCCAAGATCCTTGAGAAGGATGAGGGCGGCCTCAAGATCGTAGAGATCTCCGAAGCCATCGGCCGGTCGGTGAACGATGTCATCTCTGTGTTCAACATGCCGGGCGTAACGTCCGACATGTATCAGATCATCTCCGAAGTGACCGCGCTCTTTGATCGCCGGGTCGGTTTGACCGAACTCATTTACGGCATGACCCGCTCCTCCATGCGGAGTGCGGCAGAGGCCCAGGTGAAGTCGGAGCAGATCTCGGTCAGGCCAGACGACTATGCAAACATCCTGGAGGACGCTCTGTCCGATGTCGCCCGCAAGGAGGCTCTCCTCGCGCGGTGGCTGATCGATCCGCAGGACGTTGCTCCGCTCCTTGGCCCCATGGCAGCGCAGGCGTGGCAGCTTCACGTTCGCAACGAAGACCCGGACTCCATCGTCCGCGAGTATTCGTACCGCGTTGAGGCTGGGTCAGCGAGGAAGCCGAACCTCGCCACCAAGACCGAGAACCTCAACAACCTGCTCCAGGTCACCATGCCTGTGGCTCAAGGGCTGTTGCAGGCCGGCAAGCCCGATCTGTTCAACAAGCTCCTGCAGGCGTGGGGCAAGGTCAACCAGATGGATGTGGAGGAATACCTCGTTCCGCCGCCTCCTCCGCCGCCCCCCATGCCGCCGCAGGCTCCGCCTCCCCCTGGCAAGCCTCCGCAGACACCTCCACCCCCAGGTCCGCAATGATTCCGTACGAAGTGCAGAAGGCCGGCGAGGCCGCGATCGAAACCTACAAGCGCTCCCTGAAGGCCGGCGGTTCCGAAGCCTTTGCAGTGATGTGCGCGCTGC